GTGCCAATTGAAAGTGTCGGTTTTCCGGACGGCTTAATCGTGGCCGTAAACCCAATGCCGCCCTTAAGCGCTGCGCCGCCAATCTTGTGCGCCACTACGCTGCCAGTGAATGAATATTCGCCGGTTGAGCCAGGGAATACAATTGCCGCCAGTTTCTGCGCGCCCGATTCAAAATCTGCAGCAAGCGCAAGCTGGCCGTTTGCATCAGACGGTTTATAATACCCTTCGACTTTGACATCGCTTGCCGTTTTCCATCCGGGCATGTTTGTGGTATAACCGTCAGAGGCATCGTCATGCGTGGTGGTGTCTTCTGATTCCGCTGTGACTTCAAGTCCGTCAACGTTAAGTATTTCTCCGACGAGACTTCCGTCCCACCTGAGCTTTGTGCCTTTTGCCAGTATCATTTAATCAACTCCTTATAAATGCGATCTCAAATTCAAGATCGATGTAGTTGACCGACGTTGTACCGTCGGCCGTTTTTTCTTTTGACTTAAACCTGTTTATAAGCGTAATGTAAGATACCTCTAAGCCGCTCAGGGTGCCGCTAAAATCTTTCATTGCCGCTTCAAGTTCTGCCGCTACAGCATCGGCAGATGCCTTTGTGTCTGCATATACCGTATATTGTTTAATGGGGTTTTCAAGTGCGTTCTGTCCATCGTGAGTGTGATTTAATACGTCAGATATGCTGATGTTTACAACATACGGATATATCGGGTTATCACCGTCTGCATCGTCTGTATAAAGCCTGTCGCCAATAAGCGCAGTCAATCCTGATTGTGTTAAAAGATAGGCGTCAATGGCATCTTCAATTTCCATCAACCTTACACCACCTCTTTTGCAGATATCAGCATAATTTCATGCTTTGCGTTTACGTCGTTTATCGGCGGCAAAATGTGAAAGATGCGCCTGCCGTAGACAATGCGCATCTTAACGTTCACTGCGTTTGTGAACCTTATTTTGAATACCGCTGATGTTTCAGCGTTTTTCTTTTGAGCAGCGTAAAACTCTGATCCGCCCGTGGTAATCACGGCTGCGTACACTGTGGCCGCATCTGCCCACGTTTCTGTTTTTTGCCCTCCCGGTTGCCGTGTCAGCGTCGCTCTTTGAAATGTAATGCGCTGATTTAATTCTCCTGCTTTTATCATAATGCCCCCTTAAAACCAATTGACTTTATACGCGCGCAGCAAAGTGTTTACTGCAAATTCTATCTGTCCTCCCACTTGCCCGACTGCTTCACGGTTTTGATACCAATGTGCAACCAATAACAACATGGCTTGTTTGATGCTTTTCGGCACAGTCGTTGTATACCCCGCCACATACCGAACTTTTACGGCATTATACGGGTATGCGGTAAACGATGGCCACGACTTGCCATAGGGCAGTATGATTCGCCCGATCGTGCTGTCAAGATCAACATAGTAATCCGTGTTTGCCGCCATGGTTGTTTCTGTTCCGTCACTGCTCACGTATTTTAAGCTTGTTACGCTTTGAAGCGGAGGCTTCGGCAGCTCAAAAAAATCATAGCATGGGAATTTTGAAAGATACGCTTCGACCGTTTGCGTGGCCAATGCGCGGCCTGTTGTGTTTTCCGCGTATTCTCTTGCTGATGTGATCAATGCGGTTAAAAAATCATCCTCTGTCGTGAATCCTGACATTGTCACGATATCCGCACCAAAAGAGCATGTTGCAACCGAAACAGTAGCTACGACGCGCACATATTTCTTGCCGCCCGTGTATTCTATCGTTTGAACGGCATTGTCGTTATATTCGCTCACAGCAGCGAATAATGCAAAGTCTTGCCATGCGAGCGTGTCGTCGCTTTCTTGCACTTTTGCCAATATTCCGCCGCCCGCTCCGCATGCGCCAGAATTGAGATTGACAACGCACGGAGCGCCCAGCACGTCAACCGCGCTGCCAACAAGACTATAAGCCGATGCGACGGCGTGACCGTCTGGCGCTATGCTTTGATTTGTTTCCATATCGCCCGATAATGTATTGGACGTTAGCCGTAAATGCGATTTGACTTCACCAAGCGTCAATGGTTCCGTCGCAATCGGCGTTATAATCTTGTAATCCATGTATTTTCCTTTCGTTAGCTGATCATTGCTCCGGGCACCAACGGCTCGTACTCAACAAAAAGCGTAGCTGCGCCGGTTGCGGGAGCGCCTGCGCTGAACACGGTTTTAATGACGCCAGGACCTAAGATGATTGGCATGTGTTCGTTCGCTGCCACACCGATGCCGACATCCGTTGTTTTGACAAGGGCTGTGGCTTTTACGCCATCGACCAAAAACAACTGCTGAGCTGCTGCGCCTGCCGTGTCCGTAGCCGCGCATAAGTCCGTCGCGTTTCCACCTGTCGGCGTAAACTGAAATTTCAGCGTATTTGCGCCCGCCGGTATCGCAGTAGTGACCAGCATGCCAATGTGCTTAATCGCTACGATGCCGGTCACGGTGAATTTTGTCGCCGTTCCGGTTAAAGCGGCCGCGGCTTGACTAAGGCTTACGCACCGACTGGCTTTTTCTTTGAGGTCTTCAAGTCGTTCAAGTGTTGACCCGTCTCCGTTTGCCACAACTGCCGAGCTATCAAACTCATTATTGTTGTCGTTCGCACCAACAATATGAGTGAGAGGCATTGTGTTGTATCCATCAGGAATAGCCATGCATTACCCCCTTATACTTCTGCCGGGCTGACAACAAGCGTGCCAACATCGACTGTCGTGGGCTGCGTGATCGGCTTCAGCGTGGAATTGTACAGGATGCAAAACGCCGAATCAATTTCAACGTTCTGTGTCGCTGTGACAATTGTAGGCCGTAGATACCGTTCGCGCGGTTTGATCACATCGACAACAAGCAGCTGATCGCTGTCGCTGGATGCGGCTGCAATGGCCGCAGATGCACCGGACATTTCGGCGACGTCAGAAACGGTTGCGTCAGTGCCTTGATATATCTTCAAGGTAACTGCTGCACCGTCTGTCACTGCACCGAGCTTGTAAACAAAGCACGCAGAGTCATAACCCTGCGTGTCTACGATCTCGCCCACTGTCGTCGCCTGACCTGCGGCCACACTGTTTTCAACGGTAATAATCTTGCATTCTTTTAAAAATGACATCATTGTTTTGCGCCTCCTTATGCGCCAAGTTTGACACGGGCAAATGCGGCGGACAAAACCGGTGCGCCGTCCGTTTCAATTCTTGTAATGTAATCGATCTGGTTTGTTCTGGCGTACAGTTCCATGAGTGCCTGAATCTCCATGGTAAGCGCGTCGCAAATCCAGTACCATTTCAGGTCGCCATACGCGCCAACGATAGCGTTTGCGGCGAACGTGCTAGGCGCATATTCAGAACGGTTTACCGGCTTGCTGAGAAGCATTTCCGGTTGCCCCATCGCCACGGACGGCTGCCATACATACTGACCGTCAGACGTTTTGAGCTTGCGCAGCTGTTTAACGGCCACGCGGTTGAATATCCATTCGCAGCGCGGCTGGTACTTGTCTTTTACAGATTCTTGCGCTTCAATCAAGCCGTCAAACTTGATTTCTGTTGCCGTATTGCCCGTTGCCACATCGCGCGTTGCCGGAATGCCGTCGTTTGATACGGTGAAAATTCCGAGCGGCTGACCTGCGCCAGAGCCGACCATGTACGCAGTTTCAAGCGATGCCGACATTTCTTCTGCAATTTCACCGCGAATCATAGAATCAGCGTTCGATACATTCCTGACAAGCGTCTTCGAAATGAGAATTTCAGACGTTCCGGGGATTGGTTTAAATTCACGCTTTCCAAACGCCAGTGTTGCATCAGCTGTCGGAGCCTGAATTTCCGTTCCCCACGCAAACGAGCTCATGCCCGCCGTGCGCGTTGGAAAACCAAGAGACTGCGCCATCTTCAATGGCGGCAATACTCTAGCTTTCTGCCGCATAAACGTGGCATCAGCCATCTCTTTTATGAGTTCCGTCTGGAACTGCTCGGGCGCAACGAGATATCCGGCCTGTGTCGGATTCGACTGTGAAAGCGCGTTGTACTCATCGTACGCCTGTTTGCTGCCGGTGACGATGTACTCGTTAAAGGCCTTGGCGACATCCGTGGGCATCTCATCCATAGCTTCTTCGGTCTTTTCTCCGACTTTTCTTTCGCGCTCAAGCTGTTTCTCTTCACGAAGAACGGTAGAATCGATCTCGTCGAACCTTGCTTCGTTTTTTTCGAGCTCCGCCTTTTTGTCTGCGGGCATTTCCGTATTTTCATATTCGTTGATAATTGCGCGAATAGAAGTTGTCAGTGTTGCCCGTTCCTGTTTGAGCTCTAAAAGCTTCTTTGCATCCATGTGTTTTTGGTTCCTTTCCGGGCATTAAAAAACCGCCGTTTCAGCGGTTGCCCTGTTGAGTATTTTTTTTCTGAGTTTGTTAAACTCTTGGCGTTGTGTATTCAGCGCGTCAGATACGGGCCCGCTTTCGCCCCCGCTTTCCTCGCGTTGCTTTAATAGTTGTTCTGGATTGTCTTTGTATTTCACCGCCAATTCGTGCATTTTATTAATGTCAATGCCGCCTGGCAATGCAGCGGCAATCAGCGGTTCAAGCTCTTCGCCCTCTTTTAGTGTGATCTCATCAATAAACCCATGTTCGAGCGCCTCTTGTGCGGTCATGTACGTTGTTTTATCAAGAAGCGTTTGAATCTCTCCGCGGCTTTTTCCAGTTTTAAGCTGATATGCATTTATAAATGAATTGTTTGCATTTATCAATCTATCCCGCGCCGCTTCCATATCTCTGTAATCACCTTCTGCGCGAGATGCCGCATTATGAATCATAACCCTTGCTATTGGCGATGATGTTACCCTGTCAGCCCCAAGCATAGCGAACGATGATGCCGACGCGGAAATAGACGATATGTGCGCCGTCGACTTTCCTGTATAGGCTCTCAGCGCGTCGTAAATATTCGCTCCTGATGTTATCAGCCCGCCGGGGCTATCAAATATCAGCATCACGTCTTCACCGTTTGCGTCTTCAAGAAACGTGGTAACGTCTTCATATGCCGTGGCCGGTATTTCAAAGAAGTCATATATCCACTTGTCACCCTTTGAAATAAGAGTGCCTGTTACATAAAACTTTTTCATCCCTTAGCTCCTTGCATTGATTTTGGCAGGTTTTGAGCGGCGTTTTTAAGAGATATCATATTTCCGTTTACGAGATATTCATCGCCGCCTTGTTCTGCTGGTATTCTGTTCTCGTCTTCTTTGTCAAGAATATCGTTGGCGCTATAAACGCCGTTTTGCCTCATCGTGTTGTAATATGTCGTCCGCGTTGCCGTGTCTCCCCTGAGTAGTGCGTTTTGATTGAATTTTGCATAATAGACGTCTTGTTCTTTTGATGTCAGGCAATCTTTATATATTGTCTGCTCAAGCCTAACGCTCATCGGCGTGACGGCCTCCTGCACATACTCAATGTTTACCTGCTCAATGTTGTTAAACGTCGCCCTGTCCATCTCAAATACTTTGTGCGGAGGAACGCCAAATACGCGGCAAGCTTCAATCACTGCAAATTTTCGGCTTTCAAGTGCCTGTGATTCATCAAGGTTTTTTGTAAGCTGGTTAAATTTGAATCCATCTTCAAGAAAGGCAACCTTATGATGATTCTTTACGCC